ATGTCTTAACAATTGTCTCTCTTTTTAGTTTTAAAATTTATATAAATTATATTACTGTTTTTATCTCGTTTTACAAACTTTTCTTTTACAAAAGACTCTAAAAAGTTTTCCATTTTATTTAATAGTGTAGGATCTAGATCCATTATAGGTACGGAAGAGGCTACTAACTGTGATAGATGCATTAAACTAGCTCTGCTTTCATCATCTAACTTTGAATCAGGGTCTGCTATTATATTTAATATTACTTCACCAGTCCAATATGTCCCTTCTACTTTTGGCACTAGCTCTATATATACTGCGTTTGGATTCCTTTTATATATCATTGTATCTTCCTTTCTTTATATTTTATAAACTTTAAATGTTTGTTTTCCCCTTTTTCTTTTAACCAATCTTCAGGTATTATCCTATCATAGTATCGAAAATCTTTTTGTATGCACCATTTAGCATATGTAGTTTTTGACCCCTTGTATATTTTATTTTTACTATTACCAAACACAAAACGTATGTCTAAGTTTGGATGTTGTTTTCTTATTTCAATATGCTTTCTTCTTTCTTCTGTTTTGAATTGCCCTTTTACTTCAATAATTATACCATTATCAAGTATAAAGTCAGGAGTATATATTCTATAACACAAATCTTGCCATTGAATTCTAATAGTTTCGTATTCAAATTTAGCTTTGCAAATTTGTAGTTTGTTAGCGATTCCATGCTCTAAACTACCTTTATAGCCATTACGTTTGGCAATACGATTTTTTGTACTTGGATTCAACTACTTTAATTTCCAAATCCTACTAGCATCTTCTTTAGCCTTGTAAGACCACATCCACGAATCCACGTTAGGAAAGAACAAGGATGCTATGTAGTATTTATCTTCACTCAGAGACAGTAACTTCTGAATACTTAGTGCTACCGTTTCTAATTGATTCTTATATAAAGATAAATCTTTTAAACTAAACTTCTTAAAATCTTTTGGACTAGCAAAAAACAAATCCACTTTCTTTTTAGGATAAGCCATAGAATATAAAGCCATCTGCCTTTTCTGTGCCTCTGTAGGCTTAGAAGGCATTCTAGTTGTGGTCTTTAGATCAACTATTGTATCCTTAAATAAAAAATCAATGTAGCCTAATATAGGTATAGGTAAATCATCAAATTGTATTTCTACTTTTTCTTGATAATTTTCTAATTTTTTATATTTAAAATTTTTATCTATTACTTCGCCAAAGCTAGGTAATATCTTTCTTTCCTTTTGAACTTTCTCATCATTAAGATCAAACCCTGCTTCGCCACATAGACCCACAAACTTTGTATCTAGTTCTAAGAAATCAAAAGAACCCTTCTCATACTTCTGTGCCAACACATGCTCTGATGCAATGCCTCTAATAGCACCCGCACCACCAACAGACCTTATCCCGAATAGATATCTCATTATCCATTGAGGTGGATCTGTTATGTAGGTGTTGATGCTACTGGGAGACAGATGACTTATGTTATGTGTCTTAAAGGGGTTGTTAGACCTCACTTGACTTCTTCTGTATCAATATCAATAAAATCTTCTACAGTGTTCATCTCTTCAGGACTAACTTCACCTTGTCTTTTCTGAACATTAGAATCCCATTCTTTGCATACCCAATCGTTAAAACCTTTGACAAATAAATTAAACTCACCAAACAATTCTTTATCTTCATCGTTAATGTCAAAGTTTTCAGTGTAGTCAACTTCAACTATAGGTGTGTAAAATGAACTACCATTAGGTAATTGATTTGCATGTGTGCCATTTAAATGCATAGCATGTTGAATAGGTAATCTTGATTTCTCTGATAATTCAGAAAACATATCACCGAATATTTTAAAAGCATCCTTGTTGTCAACTTCCCAAATGAAAGGAGAATCTGTTAAGCCTTCAACAGGGATGCCTTTTTCATCTACAGGATTATCCATAGATACTGTACCAAACAAGACCCTTACCCTCTTGATCTGTCTTATTAAATCTTGAGTACTCTTAGGTAAGGCTTGAAAGTCTTCAACATAACCTGAAGGTTTGCCACAGTTGAACCGACCTGTATTATCTTTCAGATCAATGTTAAGACTATCTGCCATGATGGTTCTGTGGAAAGAACCTTTTTTCTCTCCACTTTTAGCACCAGCATTTGCAACATATCTTTTTAGCATGAAACGCTGCATGAAAGGTCTTATGGTAATATTCTTTGAGAAAATATAAAAAGAAGAATCTTCGCTTACAACTTCCAACCTATAAGCTCCACCCTCAACAACCTCGACATTTGAGAGTTTACCATTGACCTCTGCTTTACCCATAATAGGTGAGTGCCAAATTCTTAATCTATTTAGTGTGCTAGTTTTTTTAGGTTGCTTTTTCTCTGTAGCCATACCCATTGCTCTAGCTAAATCTTCGTAGTTATCTACATTTATATTTGATAATTCTGTCATTGTAACTCCTTTAAAAGTTCTATAGTTATATCAAGAGACATCTTTTGTGTCAAGCCAATTGTCCCCAATCTTTGCTTCTAATAATAATGGCACATTGAAGTCAATACCGTAGTGTTTATCTATGAAAAATTTCATATTTTTATTTACGTAATTAATTATCTCCAAGACTATATGCTCTTCATTTGGATGTATATCAATTACAATTGAATCATGCACCGTATTAACAATACATGAATTATATTTATCTAATCTCTGATCTATTTCCATAAGTATTAGTGGCACAATGTCAGCAGTAGCAAAACTTTGTACTGGGTAGTTCTTAATCTGTGTAAAGTTAGTGACTGTGCCATTTGTTCTTCTTTTTACATCCGGGAATGAAAACTCTCTGCCTGATGGTATTTTTATCTTCTGTGTCTCTATAGCCTCTTTAGCCAATCGGGAATGCCAAAGTGCGATGTCTTTGTACTTTTTTGTGAACTGTTCATAATATTTTGCTTCAGAAGTCGTTCTCCCAAATCCTGTTGCTCCATAGAGAGGGGCAAAGGTGTGAGCTTTTGCTTCTTGCCTAGTAATCTTCTGCCCTGATTCCGTAATGACAGAAGCAGTATACGCATGTACGTCAAAACCATCTTGTATCTCCTTCATTGCTATTTTATCTTGTGATAAGTATGCTGCAGTTCTAAACTCTAACTGTGCAAAATCTGCTTCTAAAATCTTTCCACCTTGCCATCTAGAAACAAATACTTTCTTAACAGGAAATGTACCACCCCTAGGCATGTTTTGCATATTAGGATCTGCACCACTAAATCTTCCTGTCGATGTTCTATGTTGTAGTAGTCTTACATGTAGCATTCCATCTTTCTTTGTGTGTGTTTTTATACCCTCTACAAATGAAGATAAGTATGAATCAAGAGAAGACAGTCTTTGTATGTCACTTAGAAAATTAAATGCTGGAACACTGTCATTTCTTTTAGTTACATGTTGCAATACCTCTAACATCTTTTTGTTAACACTAAACCCATTAGCACTAACCCATTTTACATTGGGTGGATTAAATTTAAATCCTGCTACTTTTCCCAAAGAATTAAAAGTATAGCCGTTCCCATTGCAATTAGTACATTTAGGTAATCTAGCATAAAGAGTTCCATCCTTTTTAACCTTTCTTATCAAGCCTGATCCCATACAAACACTGCACTTATGTGCCTTTGTCTTGTAAACTATATCTGTGTTTTCATTTATCTTATGTTTAAACTCAGTCTTTTCCATTGAATGTAAAAAATTATTCATCCAAGTTGTTTTATCTTTTGGCTTACGACTATATAAAATCCAAGACATTTGTTCTGGACTATTTAAATTAATAGGTGTATCGCCCATAAGTTCTTTTACTTGTACTTTTAATCTTTGCTCTATCTCAATCTTCTCTTTCTTAAATTCCAACTGAACAGAATCAAGTGTATCAGTATCAACTTTAAATCCTCTACGGTAAATCTTAGCAAGTGCAACAGATACTCTATTAGTAAATATTACAGTGTTCATTAAGCCTGCATCACTTGGACTGTTTAGCCTTTTAATCTGTCTATCACTTAGTTGTTGAGTTGCTTTTAAGTCAGCTAATAAATATTCAGTTAGTTCATCTCTAGGTATCTCATCAGTGGCATACCCTTTGGCAAAGTAGTCTTTCAAAGTGTCTTGTTTCTTAGTTTCAAGATCATATCTTTCTGCACAGTCTTTCAAGTGAAGTGGTTCTTTGATACCTCTCTGTAATATGTACTCTGTAAGCATTGTACAAAAGACTGGACCATCATACTTAAACCCTGATTCCCATATCCACATTAGATCATAGGCGATATTGTGTCCTATTAGGATAGTAGTATTGTCTAGTAATTCTTGTACATTATTTTTCTCTTCAGTGTCCATGTTAAATAGATAGTGGTTTCCACGATCATCAAGGCAACCCACCATAACTAATTTATTAGATGGCTCAAATGGATCTAAGTGCATCTTGCCATCTCTTTTGACTACTGTGTTTTCTACATCTAATGTTAGCTTCATTCTAACCTCTCCTTCAATTTATCTATTGCTAGATTGTAACAAGTTGCCCTTACAGTATAATTGTTTGAAGGATCAACTTCCCCTTTTTTTAAATACTTAGCTTCATAAAAATAATCAGCTTTCTTCATTGCTCCGAGATACCAACCAACACTAAAGTCTTTCTTAACTCTAGTGAAAGCATAGTAATCACAGTCTTGTTTAGCATTGTATTCTGTAATGCTACATTCATAATGTGGTAATGGTACAACACTAGTTTGTTTTGTTTTAACATCGACTTTGTGTCCATCTATAATTAAATCATACTCGTATGTATTTAACCAATCACCACCTAAAACTTGAAGAACTATTTGTTCTCCTATAAAACCTGCTAGATTACCACCACCATTTAATATGGAGTTATTTAATCTACCAACTTCAATTGCCTTCTCTCTTGCCTTTACAAACATATCGTTTGTTACATTTACTTCAATCAAGATTCATATCTTCCTAATTTGTAATTCAACTCACAAGTTATAACACCATGCCAACCTGTAAGTTTATTCTTTACAATATTAAGATGCCTTTGTAAATCTTCTACATCTCCATCCTCTTGCTTGGGTGGATTTTTAGCTATTAATATCATAAGATCTGCTTCTGCAGCTTTACCAGTCCTACTACCTTCCATCATTGATTGATTAAGTAGAACCTTACCTTCTGCATCAGCAGACAGTTGAGACATATAAAACACTGCACACTCATGTTGCTTTGCTATCTGTCTCGCATGTATAGCATTCGCTTTCAGTGATTCATCTGCTCTTGCAAAGCCTTGTGTCCTTGCAAATTTATCTCCCATATCAAGCAGTACTACATCAGGTTTGTATGATTTACATACACTTTCAACCCAAGACATATCACGACCAGTAGCATCTTTGATTTTAATTTTATCTCTAATGGGAGCATATAGATCTCTAGCTTTAGATGGGTCTCTTTTAACTTGTTGCATTGTCATGCCAGTAGCTGCAGTTAGATATCTAGCACCAACTCTATGTGATCCTTCTTCATTACAAAGCACAATACAACTAGCACCTTGATGTGCTAATCCATTAGGCGATGCAATCATACTCGCATGAAATGATGTCTTACCAGTATTAGGTCTCGCACCTATCTCAATCAGATGTCCAGCATTTACACCACTAATCATTCTTGTGAGTGGGGGTATATTGAAATGCCACCTAGCCTCTAGATCATTTTTAGCTAGTAATGTCTCAATACTTATGTCATCCCATTCTACATTTAGATCCGGGGTGAAGTCATCATTGTATTGTTCAAGTAACAATCTCAATGGCTCAAGGCTAGTCTGTATTCCATTTACGTAATCGAATCCTAAGTTAGCCACATCTTCACCTATAACTTGTTGGAACAGTTTCGATAACACCTCTTGTGCTACATCATTGCCTAACGGTTGTTCTTTCTTAATTGATTTGAATAATAATGAGTAGGCTTGTTTCTGTGCAGTTGTCATCGATGGATGACTAGTCATGAATAGTGCTTCTATTTCATCAGGTGTAACAGTTCTCTCATATCTGTCCATTGCTGAATCTATTGATTGTTTAATTTTCCTTGAATCTTTACTAAACAATCTGTCTGGACACCTTGCTCCTTTATGATCATCATAAAATTGTTTGTCCATCAAACTTCTTAATAATGCTAATTCCATATTTTACTCCTTCGGGGTTAGGTTATATAAATTAGTTATATCTTGTTTTCGTGAATACTTTAAATCATCAGTTAATCTTAATACCTTAATGTTTTTTACATATCCTCTCAGTTCTTTTGCAAAAGCAAAAATCTTAGGCATAGCATCGGGGTCAAGTGCTATAATTATTGTAGAGAATTGTGAAAGAAAATCCTTATGTTCTTCCGAGAGTGAAGTACCAAGAATAGCAACCCCGACGAATGCATCACTACCAACAACGGCAGCACTAACACAATCCTCTACAACAACACCGACATTACCACTGCCATAATAATAAGGCAAGGGATTATTTCCGTATCGTTTCCATTTAGGTAGTCTTGATGTTAATGCTCTTCCAGTCGCATCTACAATTTTATTGTTTTGTTTCACAAGGAACACAACCCTATCTTCTTTTACATCGTAGTGTAAATCAAGTTTGTTAGGGTCTAGATTCCATGTGTTACAGAAGTCAATTAGTTTTGATCTATTATTATGGGGGACAATATATTCGGGTAACACAAAGGTTGTGAGTGGAGGAGAGACACTATCTTTCTGTGATTGATGCAGTCGAATATCATCAGCAGAGAGTTGTACCCTTGTGTTACCACTTATGTTACAAGAAACCTTGTAACAATTCCAAACTAACATTCCCATATTATTAGTAGCAGTAAATGTTTTATAACCATTACAAATGGGACAGTTAAGTCTCTTGGTATGCCCTATAGGTATATCTAAGTCTAACATATACCCCCGGACAACGTTAATGTCTTTTATCATAACTTTAAAAATCCGTCAATTTTTTTCTTGCATCTAGTGCAAAGTTAGCAGAAGTGAAAGTATTTTTCATGTAAGGCTTTACACTTTGAGGATTAGCATGTCCCGTTACAGACATGATATTGCCCATCGATACTCCAGCATCTACCATTTCAGTTGTACCTGTCCTTCTAAGGTCAGATAATCGTAAATTTTCAGACAATCCCGCTTCATTCATTATCTGTCTACCTATGAAAGGTAGTTTAGTGAGCGAATAAGGCTTGTACAGACCCCTTCTTGGTTTAGGTCTAGGGGTAACATACCTCTGAAAGCCAAAGTCCTCTCGTTGCGACTTTAACATATCATTAAGATCATCTGCTATAGGAAGAAAAACTTCTGCTCTCCTTTTAGATTGAGTGATATGTGCTTTCTGATTATCCAAGTCTAAACTTTCCCATGTTAATGTTCTCATATCTCCTAATCTCTGACACCATTCATATGCCATGTGAACAATCAGACCTATACTTCTATATTTAAAATCAGAATAGGCATGATCTAAAAACTTTTTCACATCTTCTTTTTGCCAAACAACCTTTCTCTGTGGTGCAGTTCTCCTCTTTACATGAGAGAATGGATTAGTATGACAATACTCCATATGTATAGCATAATTAATTAATATTCTAGCTACAGACACAACATGATTTGCCATGTGTATGCCTTTTTCACACCATTTTTCGTAACACATCTTAGCATTCTTAGTAGTGATATCAGATAAGTTGATACTACCCAAAGTGCGAGTAGTACCAACATTTGTATCCATAGCTACACTAAGAAAATACTTATATTGTGCTTTAGTTTCATCACGTAAGTTGTTGAAATCAAACGATAAATAGTATTCTTGTAGTAACTTATCTGTCT